CACGCGCAACGAGCGCGCCGATCGAATCGACGGTTTCGTTGAGCGCGGTCTTCGCTTCGTCTGCGGTGGCCTCGACTTTCAGGCGTAAAATGTCGTCGTCCATTTTGCTTACTTATCGGGATGCAATATCTTGCGAATAGCGGGCGGCACTTTCCCGGCTTTCGCTCCGGGGATGCCGCAGGAACGCGCATCGGACAGCAATGCGCGCGGGTCGGACGGAGATGCCGCTATTGATGTGGCCGATGGCGTATGCTTCGCCCCACCGCCGAATCCAGCCACGATTGCAGCTAAGCTTTCGTGCATCGGAGGGGCTTCCGCCCAGTGGGCGAACAGGTCATTCAGATCGCGGAGGCCGAGCCGCCGCGTTGCTTCCGGCGTCCAGCCGGTCGCGGTTATGATGCGGGCGCGTATGTATCCCCAATCGACATCGCTCCACTTTCCTCCGGCGGCGGCGTCACCAATAATGGCCGGCTTGGAGCTTCGACGACTTTTGGGCTTGTTTGGTCAAGCCCAGTCGCCGCGCAGAATAGGGGATTCAGCATGTTTTTCGTCACTGACTTCCGCAGATCCGCCATTGTCATCTCCGGATAGTTGCGCTGTAGGGCAGCAAGCACTATTTCGGTGATCGCCGCGTGCCGCTCCTTCACGGTCTTGGTCCCATCCGCAATTACATCTAGCGTCTCCCTGAAGTCTTCCGCCTGTTTGAGGTTCAGTTCCGGGACGATCAGGTGGGAGCGGCCAAACTCGAAGGCCACTCCCCGAAATTCAACATCCTGTTTTTCAACCACGTTTGGTGGTCCTTTCTTGCGTATCAGTCATTGCTGCTGAATGAGTTAACTACTCGTCCAAGTACTCATAAAGGATATTGCCGGCGCCATCCGCGAACGCCGCGAAATGGAAATCGCTGACACTGAATTCTTCGTTTTTGAACGGCAGCGAAATCTTGGTGCTAATGCAGTTGGGGAAGCGAATCGCGAGGTTCGAGCCGAACTGACTGTTCGCCATCCACGCCTCGAACACCGGTTGCGAACCCATCGGTTTGTTGGTCACGTTGCTCGCTTTGCCGCCCGTGATCGAGTAAACGTAGGTGATGCGCAGTGTGCCGGATTCCGAGGCATTGAATGTGTAGGTCGAGCCCGTTTGGGAATACTGCCCCACGGTGGGAGCCGTGTGCTTGACCATCTGAATTCCGTTCGCATCGAGAACGCCGAGGTCTTTCACGAATGCCCAGCCTGCCGGGCTGCCGTCCCCTGTCGTCGCGATGGTTACCGTTGCCGCTGCAGTCGCCTGAAAATCCACATGAACGATCTGCTCGCCCGCTGTGACCGCCGCGCCCCAGAAAGCATCGTTCAGGATCTTGGCGTTGAAGGTCGCGAACTTGGCCTTCATATTGATTTTTCCCTGCGTACGCGCGATCGCGACAGGAAACTGCGCTTTACCGTAGAGTTCCTTTTGCGAGGCGCTGATTTCGACGCTGCATTCCTGCATGGTGCCGAGCTGCAATGGCGTCGGGTCAGCCGCGGCGAGACTGCCGAACGGCGTGACGACTAACGTTCCGGACCCAAATACATACATACGTTTTCTCCTGTGCGAAATTCGGGCTTTCGGCCCGGAGTTGGTTGGTTAAAAAGAGGCGGTTAAAAAAGAGCGGCTTAAATAATCACCATGTCTGTCCCGGTATCGGGATAATCGAGATCGGAATCAGAATTACTGCCTGCGGTTCGGTCATCAGTCCGGCAGATGCGAACACCTCGCCGTCAATGAAGCAGTGGTAGACCAAACCGTTCAGCGTTTGCCGCTGCCCGGGAACCGGGTCCACCGTTTGCTCGACGGCATCCAGATAATTGTTTACGGTCGTGTCGGCGACTTCGCCGTCCGGAGAAGCATCAGAGCGGAAGTAAATCCATGCGACCGTTTTCCAAGTCCATTGCGTGAGAAATTTAGTTTTTTGAAACGCTACCTGAACGCCGGCTTGATTCAAAAAAAGCGCCGGCTGGTTAGCGGCCGGAACCTCGCTCGGGTCTTTCACGTTACGCCCGGTTTCGCCCCACCGCGTCCCATTCGGCAACGGGGTCGTGACCAGCAATTCGAACAGGGCTTGATGCGCCCGATCCCTCGTGGTGTTCCGCATCTTATTCCGTGAGGGTTTTCTGTAGCGCCGCCACGATCTCGGGCGTCTGTTCGGTCAGCGCTGGCGCCATGAACGGCCGCGCCGGAAGCGGAGGATGGATCACGCCCTTGACCACGACTCCGCCTGCGGCTGCGAACAGCGCGGCCCCCGAACCGGCACGCGTGCGCCGCATGATCTCCTGAACTCCGGCCATTCGCCCGGAGGGAGTCATCGCTGTTGCGCCCTGCGGCAACCACGCTAGCGCCTTCTTATTCACAGGCAGGATCTGGTATGGCCCGCGCCCCCCGGCTTCGTGCACCTGCCCGTACCACGCCGGACCCCCCGCGCCCTGCACTATGCCCGTGCTCGTCGAGCCGGAAGTCTCCACCCGCGGCACGTTGATCGAAGACCGCAGTTTTCCGCTTCGCGCATTCAGGACTTGTCCCGAGAGCTTGTCGCGCTGGATGATCTGCTGCAGCCGCAGCATCTGCAACTTCATCGTCTCGGCGAGGCGCGGTTCCAGCGTGTCGGCCCTGGTCTTCCAAACGCTCAACACGCGACCGCCGCTATCGCTCGCAAAAGAGAGGCGGATCATACGACTGCTCGCGATGTGTAGTTCCGGATCACATCCTGGATTTCCGGAGGAAACACCCAACTGCGGTAGCTCGTCGTTCCGGTCGCGCCACCGGTGCTGAGGCTCTTGCTCGCGAGATCAACCCACTCGCGACGCCGGTAATTGACGGCTACCCACTGCGTGACCGACCGAATGATGTCGGTTGGCTCCTGGTCGTACCCGGCTCGATAGTCCACTTCGACGTTTTGCCGATCAGCGTAGAAGATGCCGCCTCGAAGCACTAGCGCCCTTCTGCTGCTGTCGATCATCCATCCCCTCGCGGGGAATGTGTCAGCTTGTGACCAAGATCGACCGGCCACGCTCAACCGCGACACGCTGCGGATCGGCCGATGCTTCAGGAACTGCATGTCGCTTCCGCTGCCGTCGAGCACATCCGTGTAGTCGACCGGCGTGAGGTAAGGCGACACGGTCGGGATCGTGCCATCGTCCACTGCGGCGTTTGTGCGCCACAGGAACTCGCAGCTAGCGGCCGTGATGCAGAGTTGGATCGTCGCGCTGTCTTTATCCGTGATAACGCCCACGTAGTCCTTCACGATGGCGATCGTGGTGAGGTCGATAGCCGGATTCGGATCGATAACGGAAGGCTGACCGGCTGCCTGCACAAAGAACGAGCCCGCCTGGGATCCGATTCCGCTCCACGTGTAAGACCACAGGCCGACCGCGTCGGCAGTCAGATCCCGATGCCAGACCCCGGGCGAATCGTTGATGGCGTCGGTGTAGATCCCGAGCACTGTTCCGTGATGAACCGAGAGAGACACGGACTGCGGGTCAGTCGGCACGCCGTCCAACGAAAAAGAGACGGTCACGCGAACCACCGCGCCCAGCGTGTAGGTCGTCATACCAGCACCTCGTAATCCTCGACCGTCACCACTGGAGCGGCGGCGATCTCGCTGGTCGCCGTGTAAGAGCCATCGATTTCCAGATCCCCTATCGACATGAGCACCAATTCATCTCGCGGCGCGGTCAACCAGAGCGTGGCGCGCGCGGCGGTCATGACCAGAACGCCGTTGCCTACAGGGATTTGCATCCGCAGAAGCGGCGCAGGGCCGGTGACGATGCGGATCGGGGAAGTGCCTGGCTGTATGCGCGTCGTGGTCGCCGCCGTGATCTGAATGAGCGGCGGGATACCCGTGATTACCAGCGCGGCCGGCGTCGGCCGCAGAAGCGCGGTCTTGCGTACCGCCGGAACATTACCGGTGATGGCTACGGTTGCCGTTCCGGGGCGAACAGCGGACTTCAGGAGAGGCGTGCGGCCGGTAACAGCCACCGTGGCGCGTCCTGGCTGCACGGCCAATCGGATCTGCGGCGCGCTGCGCAAGACAACCAGCGCCTGCGGAGCCGGAACTACCCGCGTCGTAAACCTGACGGTTGGCGCAAACCCCGTAATCTGAACCGCTGCAGTTGCCGGTCTTACCGCCAGGAGCAGCCGTGGCGCGAGTCCGGCGATCGCCATGCTCCCGACAGCGGTGCGGAACGTTAACGTCAGCGCCGGAGCGAGCGGGGTAACGGTGAGCGCCTGCTGTGCCGGGAGCGCCCTCGTATTCCGGACGAGCGTCGGGACACGTCCCGTCATCGCAATGGCGGCCGTGCCAGGAACGACGGCGAACCTGATCGCTGGAGCGAATCCGGTGACCGCCAGCTGGGCCTTCGGGATTGTCAGCGAGGCGTACAATACCGGCGCGCGACCGGTGATCGCAAGGGCTGCCTTCGGCGGATGGACGGCTGTGGTGCTGGTTCCGTTGACTGTCGGAAATTGCCCGGTGATTGAGACAGTCCCGGCGCCGGGGAATACGCTGACTGCGAGATGCGCCACTTGCGCTGTCATTGCCAGCGTGGCTTTCCCCGGAACTACACCAATCGCCTTCGCCGGGGTCTTGAGGGTGATGGTAAGCGCCGCAGTGCCCGGTGTCACTGCCAGGCTCACCCGTGGAGCCAGCCCGGTGATCGAAAGCGCTGCAGTGCCCGGCAGAACAGCATTGCGAACGACCGGGCTCTTCCCGGTGATGGTGAGCGTAGTTTTCGGAATCGCGATCGCTGCAGCCAGCGATGGCGCCTTCCCGGTGATGGCTAGGCTCGCTCCGAGGCCGGGTATCACGCCCAGTCGTTCGTTCGGTGTTTTCACGGTGATGGCCAGTGCCGGCGGCGCCGGAAGCTGTATGAAACTCCGCAGCGAGGGCGCGATGCCGGTAATCGCCAGCGACGCATTGGCCGGAGAGAACGCGGAGGTGCCCCCGGCCATTGTGGTGGGGGTCAGCGGAGAAAGTGCGAGCGATGCCTTCCCTGGAATAATGCCAAAGCGCACGGAGGGCGTCTGAACGGTCGTCGAGAGCGTCGCCTTGGCGGGGACAACTCCTCGTTGCAGTACCGGCGTCCTGGCGCTGATCGCCACTGCTTGCGTGGCGGGAACCACGCCGAGCCGCTTATTCGGCGTCTTAACCGAGATTGTCAGCGCGGTCGGCGCGGGAAGCTGAAGCGAAAGAATCAGTTTCGGTGCGTATCCGGTAATCGCCAGCGCACGAACCGCGGGAGCCACGCCCAATCGCTGAATGGGGGTCTTCGGCGTGATCGCGAGCGTCTGGATCGCTGGTACAACGCCTAACCGTTCATTCGGAGTCCTTGGCGTGATCGCCAGCAACTGGACAGATGGAACCACGCCGACCCGCTTGCTCGGGGCCTGCGGGGTGATTGTCAGCGCCGTCGGCGCGGGGAGCTTTACGGAAAGCAGCAGCTTTGGCGCATAGCCGCTAATCGCCAGCGCGCGAGTGCCCGGCACGAGGCCGAACGCTGTCTTCGGAGTGAGCGAGGTGATCGCAAGCGTCTGCTTGCCGGGAACCACGCCCAACCGCTCATTCGGAACCTGGGGCGCGATGGTTACCGCCTGAATCCCTGGTAAGACCTTCAGTAGCAGTTTCGGCGCAAACCCCGTGATCGTGAGCGTCTGTTTCGCCGGA